GCTGAGACAGCATCACCGAGGTATTGCACACCATCACTTATGCGACGAAAACCAAAGTTCTTCACATCTTCCACACCAGAGCAGCCGAGTACTGACAGTGTTGCAACCACCCCTGAACGCAGCCACGAAGTTCCAGTGTAACCTGAAAGGTTAGATGCTGAAGCGATGAAACTTTTACTATCAGAAGAACTACCACCAGTGGATAGTATATACGACGGTGATTGTCTTCCTGATCCATCATCGTTTGCACCTGTAGTGGTATGTACTGATGTTTCTATGATAGAAGAAGTATCACCTTCAATATAATAGTGAGCATCCTCTGCGGTTCCTTCAGTTGCTAACCGACCTGAACGCTGTACTGCTACACCAGAAAGGGTAAACTGTGCACCACCCACAGCAGCTACTGCGCGTTTGCCAGCTCGGTCTATCAACTCACCCTGAATTAGGATTCGCTTACACCCATATCCATAATAGTTATCACCATTATTCCATTCGTTTCTGACGCCGATAAAAGCATTGTTATTCGCTCCGGTCAGGAGCTGAACACCATCAGTGTCATTGGCATTTATTGTGGCACCTAAAAACAGTGAGTCAATGACGTTTTTGACGCCAATCGTATTATTGGAAATGGTGCCACCAGAAAAGATTAAAGTAGCTGAGTAACCATTAGTACTCGAACCTCCAATGCCAATATACCAACGGTGTACTCCGCAGTCATAAAACCTGCACCATTGTGTTTGATCATCGCCTTGCATAAAACGAACTGACTTATTCCGCCCGTCAAATATGACCCGCCTGAAAGTATGTCTGGAGGTTAGTTTGAATATAGCAGATGCGCCATTAAACAGGCGAAATACCGTTCCCGCATTATTGAATGATGCATCTGAGGAGATTGTATATGTTCTCCTTGAGCCGCCTTCGAATGAGAATCCAGCAGGCAATGTAACGACATCTTGCCCAAAAACATAAATCCCCGGCACTGGCGGGAATTCCAGAATTGTAACGCCATCGTTAATTGCAGACCGTAATGCATAATCCGCAACAACTTCTGTTCCGACAACCCCCTTTATTGCTAACTGGTCTGTTTTACTCATGTACGACAAAATATTTGCCCGCACAACATCCCGAACTGTGGCCTGACCGATATTAACCAGCGCGCCACCCAGATCAGATTCGCTTGAACCCAGGTTTGAGCGAAGAGCCGCGTCACCGATGTTCGACCATTTCCCTGTGGGGTTTGCAGCCGACCACACACCGCCATCGTTCTCAGGAGAATCTCCGGCAATGACGTGTTCAAGCTCACCAAGGTATTTGTACCAGGAGCCATTGTAGTAGACGATTTGCTGGCGATTATCTACAGCCAGACCAACAGCCCAGTTGCCAAGCTCCTGCCAGCCGATAGCTGCAACTGCCTGCTCGCCGCGACCAGTGATGTAGTCGATAAAGCGGCTGAAGATCATCTCCATGCCGTGCCAGGTTTTGCGAAGCACACCTAACCGGTCCTCTAACTCCTCTTTTGTCCTGTCGTTAACGAATTTATCCACGTTTTCAGCGTTATCGTACAGGTCCTTTACGGCGGCGGAACCTAAAGGATTTTTCGTTTTATATGTGCTCATAGTCGCCCTATAACAAAAAAACCCGCCGAAGCGGGTTGTTGAGAGTTATTTCTGTTTTATGCAATGTCGCCGGGATAACTGGCGTTGTCGTAGTCGTAGAAGGACGCGCGGTACTCTTTGGCGGTAACCTGACACGTCCCGTCTGATTGAGGGGCAATCTCCTCAACAATGGCGTCATAGACATGACGCGTTGAGCCGCAGAACACCAGTCGGACTGGCTCAATGGCTGGTGAAGTCTGGTCAATCTTCAATGGGTCATCAAAATCACTCAGATGGGGAACGGACAACTGATAATCCCCTACCCTCGTGGCCACCATTAACCCGGATGCAGAGCCATCCTGATAGCGGATCAGCGCACGGGGGTTTTCGAAAGACCAGTCCAGCGGCTCCGTAACGGTGAAGGTTGTCACGCCACCAGCCGTTGTCATCGCCTCCACCAGACAGGAAATCGTGTTGTTCCCAGGTATATCGTCTGTCAGTACAATCCGATCGCCCGTGTTGTAGCAGAGCGCATCCAGCTCGGTGGTGGTCTGGTATGTAACCCGCTGCTGCAGGTATTTCATCAGGCGGCGCATACCGATTTGGTAGGCGTGATCCTGAGAGAGTACCCCATCAAGTTGGTAGTTCTCGATTTTCACCGGCGTGGGATTGTCGGGTGTCCGGCATTTAACGGTCTCCTCTGCCCAGGTGACGCCGTTGATGTACGTCACGTCGACACCATCAAAATCATCGTCGGACGGCACGGTAAATCCGCTCTGCAGCTCCTCCACCATCTCATGCGGCGTTATGATCCCCGTCCAGGGCTTAATCCCCTCGCGGTTGACCGTCGCAAGGCCATCGCTTAACAGGAAGCGGGATTTCCCGGCACTGGCTATCATCTGCAGCATTTCCAGCGCCGAGATACTGTCGCCGGTGGCGAAATCGAAATTTTCGCCCCGTGGCGTCCAGTACGCGGACTCCAGTGCGTTGATGGTATCGACGTCCATCTCCAGCCCCAGCGAGCTCCCGACATGCAGCAGCGCCCCCGAAATGGTTCTGGCCGTTCCTGAGTCATAGGACCGCGTGGCCACAACGTTTACGCGGCGGTCTGACTGCGCCGCCAGCTTCCCGCCCGTCTCAACGGTCACCGCCATCAGCGACACATCGGGATAGGATGAAGGACGTGTCAGCAGCCGCCCACGCAGTGCCTGCCAGTACATCGAATCCCTGGCATTGTTTGAACCCTGCTCATTGCGCCGACGGCATCGAACCTCTACAAGCCCCGGAGAACTGAGCATGATCCGCTCAGTGAAACCTAACCCGTTGATGTTTTTCAGCGCGTACTCGCCCTGGTGACTCACCCACCCCGATCCAGAACCGTAGACGCGATACTGAATCTCCCACTCAACATGCCGGAGCCGCTTTTTCCCCTTACTGTCAAAGCCGCAAATGCCGTTCGGGAAAGAGAAATTCACCTCGAACATATCGACGGTCTCATTTTCAGGGCAAACCAGGAACGGCCCCAGCCAGCTCAGCGTGTCGTTAAGACCAGTGGCCTCATAGTCGATCATCGTCCTGGCGGTGAATCCCGGCCACGACTCATCAACGGACCCATTAACCAGGCGCGCCACTGTTGCCGTTGTGCCGTCGGCAGAGACGATCTGGTACTCATTCCCGCGGTGAGCAAGGGAAAGCCGTTGCACACCTTCAGGCATGCCCGAGAATGCGGTTCCCGTAGTGCTGTTATACGCAAGCGTCACGTTTGCCGTTACCGCCGGGCTGCCGCCGGTTGATGCCGTGCCGGAGGTGTAAACCGGGGCATCACCGAAAACGGCTGCAGGCAGCGAGGAGGATGTGATTGCCCCACCCACGTAAGGACTGGCAACCTCAGTTATCAGTACGGTACCCCCGTTGTCCCGTGCGATCAGGCCTGAGCCAGTGAGCCCCTCAGTGATGGCCGCCAGCAGTCCCGACATTGAGATGTAGTTCGCTACCAGCGAAACCGTATAGGTGGTGCCCTGCCATGTGATCATGAACGTACTGGAGCTGGTCGAAAAATCGTAGGTGACGGGAGCCGCACTGGCCTGAATTTTTGCTGCACTGCCACCCTCGCCAGGCACCGCCTCCTGACCTGGGGTATAGGACGCAATGACGAGATCATAATCGACACCGTTGAAACTCAGCGTCACCGGCATACCCGCTACGGGAGCAAGTTCGGTAAGCAACGAGCTGGCAAAAACACTGTAACCAGAAGAGGTGGAGATCAGATAATTTGTCGGCGCCTTAATTTCAACTATGGCCCCCGTTACCCAGCTGTCCGGAAGAGAATTATCGTCCTCGTCGTCATCGTCACCATCATCCGTATCAAGGCCTGTAAACGTTACGGATGCACCAGAAACCGTCATGCTGTCAGCGATAATATCGTCGGAATCAGGCGAGGTCTGCGCCATGTCCAGCCCTGTTCCGCTTGAAGTTCCACCCACCTCTGTTGAGTTGAACCAGTTCTCGCTGCGCTCATCGCCGGAAACATCCACGCCGGGCGGAAAATAGGTGTTGCTGAATCCCGGCAGCGTTGAAGCTGGCGTACTGCCAACCCGGATATCACCATTGGTATAAATCAGTTCACCGACACCGAGACACAGCAGCATCTGGACGCGCATTTTCGTAGGATCAGCAGCGTCGAACCGGGTCACAGGCTGGACCACATAATCAGGGTAGATGCGCACCCGGCCAAACACCTCGCGAATCGGATCACCCAGCTTTGCGGTATTTGCCTTCGCCGGGTTCAGGTCGAGACTGCGCCCTGTGGATGAGGTATAGCCACCCGTATCGATGGTGCTCATCATAAACAGAGAATAGGCTGCAGCGGCAACGGAGATGCCGACACCTATCCACGCGATGGTGGCGGCCTCCAGCCCGAAGGGCACCGGATAAAGCCGGACATCACTTTCAGGGTGGATCACGCAAGTAGCCCACTCGCCTGGCGGAATGGACAGACCGTCAACCTCAATGGTTAACGGCGGTACATCCCGATCCTCGTAACCTTCAACATTCACCGCCAGCCAGTTGCGAATACTGGTTACACCATGCTCATGCGTTTCGAGAGGTTCACCGGGAAGCCGGGACGGGTAAAAACGAATGGTCATTGCCAGAACTCCACTTTGACAAATCGCCGCTTAAACCGCGGCAACGGCAGAAAGGTGACGTTCGTTCCCGGATTGCATTCCGCCACATGCAGCAGGCCATCAATACTGACGACAATCCCCACATGGGTGACGGTTGACCCTGAATAACAGGCCACCCCGGCCCCTTCGCAGGGTTCGCAGCGCTCAAGGGTAAGCATCATCCGGCGCGCTTCCCGGTCGAGGCCGCCGTCGTCTTTGGTGACCCCGGCAAAATCGGGCCAGAGGGGTAAATTCAGATCGCGGCGTATCTCGTTCACAATGCCGAAGCAGTCGAGCTGCGGGTATACGCGCCCGCCCTTCATCCAGGTGACTGAACGGTATTTATCAGGGTTAAACATGATGGATTCCTTAGCTGATATAACGTAGTCCGGGGAAGACAGGGAGCGTGTAGCGGTAACGCGGCCAGGCCATATCAAGGACATTCATATAGCCCGCGGTGATCTGAACCTCTGTTGCCGTCCAGTAACCCGACTTGATTTTCAGCGTATACGGCACCGCCGCAGGCGCGGCTAAATCCGTGGAGATAAAACTGCGGTATGTCAGCGATGCAGATAACCTGTTAGCCAGGGCATTGCGGATCGTCGTGGACACAACACCATCTACATTGCACAGGGCGAATTTCAAATCTTGCGTACCGTCGGCGTTGCGCGCCGGCAGCGCAATGTCAATCGCGCAGGCGGTAAACGTTACGGTATTGCCGCTCTCTGTCGTCGCCGTAATATCCTCATACCCCTGGCACAGATAGTGAACATCTGAACCAACGGTGATCTGCAGCGTTTCAATGATCACCTCCGGCCCGCTGCTGGCATAGAGCCTGTTAAGTCTTGTCATGCTTCAGGCCACTCCCTGTTAACGGCAAGATCAAGAATATCGCTGTTCACAATGAAGTCAGGGAACTCGGCCCAGCCAGGCGGAAGGATTGGACGCTCCCATAATTCCAGCGTTGCACTATATCGCCAGTATTTACCGCCCTCTGGTGTCGGTCCCTCGTATATATCGACAAACCTACAGACATAATCTTGCGCACCTAAAGGGGTAAGGAGCGGCATGTTGAACCAGTCAGCCCCATCGGTAATGATGTCTCTGTACCAGGCTTCGAAAAGCTGTGCCTGACCATCAGTAAAGATCCATGAAACTGGCGTTTGGGTAGGAACCGAAGTATAAGCTCGCCTTTGTCGCCGCCTGCCGGTAACCATCGCGGTACTTTTTAGCGGAGAAGTCGCTTTAAGACCAAAGTTCTCCTTCAATGGGCAAGGGAGATAATCCTTCGGGTAATTGAGATTAGTTGAAATTGCCATCAGCTAATTTTCCTCCCCGAGGTAGTTTTCCCCATCAAGGCCTTATGCAAATCACCCTGACCGCTTGCGACTGAATTAACCGCCTTCCGGTATCCCCTTTCTGCCCCCTCATCTGCAGCTTTACGGACCAGCGCCAAAGTTGCATCGGAAGGGTTACCATTGATGGGGATATTGATTGTGGGCGAATAAATCGCGCCGCCGCCTGTTGACTGGTTTGCAACTCGATCCAGAGTGGCATCCAGTTTTGCGCTGGTTTTAGCTGTCGTAACGCGCTCACCTTTCTGCAGGAGCCAGGTTCCAGTTTCGGGCACAGAGTCGATACCGTCATGAGCCTGGCCCTGAAGCGCCGATCCGATAGCAGTCATGAACACACCAGCAGCAGCTGCCGCAGCTATTGCTTGGGTTGACGCCACCACAGGCCCTACATAGGGAACACCAATCCAGGCAGTGAAGGCACTCAACGCTGCCATTGCTACCTGAGCAGCCGCATATTGCAGTAATGCAGCCCCAACAGATTGAATGAATGTCGCCGCAAAGTCCTGAGCGTTTAATTTACCGGTTTCCGCCCAGTTAATTACCATATCAGTTAAACTACTAAACGTTTGGGCACCTACTTGCTGCATATTTGCATATAGGTTTGAATATGCAGCAGCTTGATCTGATATTCCAGAAACGAAACCTGCAACACCATCGTTTTGTAACTCATCTAACTTCTTATAATGTTCCTCTTGAATTCTTAGCCTTTCATTCAGCGAGTTTTGAAGCGCTTCTTTCTTTTTATCGTATAGACTTTTATCAATATCTCCAGACTGAAATTGATTTAAAATCTCTTCCTGTCGAGCAGCAAAATCTTGCTGAATGTCATTATTATCCTGCATGCGTGAACGTTCACGACTACCAGAATATCGGCCTACTATTTGGTTATCAAACCCTTGGCGGACTAACTTATTCTGTCTTTCGAGATCTGAAACATATTCAGCTATTTTCGCATTTTCCTGATTAAGCCGTAACTCTTCCTTCTTGGAATCAAGGATTTTAGCCGCAGTTCGAAGTTGTTCCTTCTGCCCTTCTGATAATTTTTTCAGGCTTCCGCTGGTTATATCAAAATTAATCTTCTCCAGTTCGGTTACTTCTGCAGTTTTTTTACCTGTTGTTTCAATTAGGGCGGCCTGCTTTTGTAAATCAAGCAGTCTATTTTTGAAAGCATTGTCAGTAGGATTGCTTTTTGGTTTTGTTTTTGGCTGGTTCTGGTTAGACTCCCCTTTGCCCAACGAAAAATCATTATCTTTAGAAGTGTCAATGCCAAGATCAGAAAGTAGAGATGTGAGCCCTTTCGCTCCTCTATCTACCTGCTCCGGAGTCATGCTTGACTTTATCGCGCGAAGAAATTGAAGACGTTTAGTTAAAAAGTCTAATTCGTCTTTTTGTTCCTTACTTTGATTCCCTCGTTTGTTAAGGAATTCAATGCGCTGTGCAATATCACTTTCATCAGCAGCGTTATAATTACCAGATACAGCACCGATACGAGAGCGGGTATAAGTTGCAATGGCCCCCAGGCCACCAGCAATACGCCCCACAACCCCGGCAAGGCTTATGGCTTCACCAACCAGGTCTGATAGCCCCTGAAGAATAGCAGGATCGGTGAAGACGTCACGAATATCATCAAGCCCATCCTGCAATGGTGTAAGGTCAACCTTAGCCAGCCCCGAAGCAATTTCCATTTTAAGGCCGCGGGCGCTAGTCTCTATGTCCTGAAAGAACTGATTAACCTTAACAAGGTTATCAATATCTTCTTGCGGTGGAGCGACACCAAAATCTTTTGATAGCTGGATAAACTGTTTCAGCTTTTCGTTGTTGTTATCGAACAACGGCAGCATTTTTGACAAATCATTACCCAGACTTTCGAGAATATTTGTTTTCCCGGCCTGAGTGGGGATTTTCTGTAATGCTTCACTGATTGCCATCAGCTGCTTATCTGGGGATTGTTGAGCCAGCTTCTGAGCTGAAAGACCCAAAGTATCCAGCGCCTGAGCAGCCTCACCTGATTTATTCAGGACCGCATCGCCGACCTTATCATTAATGTCTTTGAAAATATCGGCTATGTTGTCACCGGTTAAACCGGCTTGTTCAGCAGCGTATTGCCAGGATAACAAATCCTGGGTGGACATTTTAAGAGATTTTGCCCAGCGATCAGCTTCTGTAACCTGCTGTGCAGTATTTTTAACAATGGCTAACCCAGCAGCACCAATGCCAACAGCTGCTGTAGCCGCCGCAGCCCCAACAGCAATGATTGACGAACTTACCTCTTTAGCGTCTTTTTTTACCTGGTCGCGCCACTTCTGAGAAGATCTTTCGGCTTTATCCATGCCCTGAACAAATCCACCTACTTTAGCGATCAGATCGATTGTTAACGTACCGAGGGACTTGCCAGCCATTCAATTTTCTCCAGGCAACAAAAAACCCCGCCGAAGCGAGGTTTTGGTTTGTTTATATATTGGTTAAAATTATTTAACTTTTCCCGTATAGCCCGCATTCACTTGAGCATCAGCGGAATCTATTTTCCCATGAGAGTAAAAAATAGTATGTGCTTCAGCACCTGTATATCCACCATAAGAGTTTTTAGCATTAATGGTTATTGGAATAAGCCATCCATATCGCATAGCCCCTCCTGATTCAGCTAAAATTCCATCCTTAAACCATGCTTTCTCTGGTGTACCAAAAGTATAATGAGCAGAATATGGGTCTTTTAACATCCTTCCCCACCAATCCTTTATCTGCTGCTGATAGTTATCCGGTAACACTCCATAATCAGCCGAATGCAACTGAACTTGGCTAGGTGGATTTGCTGCGCACGCAGTTAACAATAATGCAAATAACATAATCGCTATTTTCTTCATATCCCTATCCCAGTGGTTATTGTCGTACTGATGATAGTGATCACTGCAGCGATTTAAAAGTCATCAATGCCAACTTTTCATAGCTTCTTCCAGAGATAATGGCGCTTCGTTGATGTGCGGTGCAAAGTCACTTACCTTGAACGGCGGCGTGTTTTTTGCCTTATTGATGTTAGCCAGGACAGACGCCACCAGCGACGCCCCCCACTCGGTACGCATCATGATATTGAGCGGTCCGTACTTCTCACGGTACTTGAGCCAAACCAGAAATTCCCTGCGACTCATCCGCTCCTGAGCCTCTGCGATGGTGCGGCCGCCGATGCCGTTCATCACCAGTTCGCACCAGAATTCATCCTCGCCGGTTAGCTCGTAGTCTTTCCCAGTTCGTTTACATCATGAATTGCAGCCAGGAGGGCCATAACGATCGGACCGTCCAGCGCCCCACGATCCGGGGTAGCAGTTCCAAGAATGTCAGCCGCGGTAAACACTGGGGCGCCGTCCTGATCGCAAATATGCGCCGCAATGCGCTCAGCAATCGGGTCCGATTTCCCGTTGTACGCCAGCAGTTCAGCTTTAGTGGTATGGTAGCCCATCGGGCGCACATAGACGGTTGCAATATGCTCTTTCCCGTCACGCCCTTTCCACTTAATTTCTTTTTCCACGGGACGCCCGGTAAAAGCACCTGTTTCTTTTAACGTATCGAGAGTAAGTTGCATTTCAGCTCCTGAATAGAAAAGCCCGGATAACCGGGCATATTAATTACGCTGCGGCCTTCGGCACCCATACGGAAGAGCCAGACCGCTGGATCGTGGCGGAGGTCGTCACAACAGCGTTACCCTGGAAATCAAACGGGAAGTCTGAAACGTAGCCCTGAAAAATGAACCAAGTGCGATCCGATGGCAGTACCAGGCCATCAACAGCATCCTCAGTGCCAGAAGCGGCGGCTGTCGGGACACTGGTTCCATCTGACCAGCCAACCGCAAAAGTTAACGGCGTCTGGTCATTCGCTTCAGCGAGGCCATGCAACATAATGTGGCTGGCGTTCGTCGGATCAGCGTTAAGCCCGACGGTTGCGGCAGCAGGCGTTTTAAGCCCCTTTTTGTAGGTTCTGGAATCCCGCTCACTCAGACAGGTATCTTCAATCTGATCGGCAGGGTTGCCGCCGGGGTTGAAACTGGTGATGCATTCAACCTCGCTGACCACGCCAGACTTGAGCACAAAAAATTGCGTGCCTTGCGTTAATACAGACATGTTTTGTCTCCATAAAAGAAAAACCCGCACAAGGCGGGTCAGTTTGGGGTTGTTGGTTATCTGGGCGTTATCCAGTCAACATCGAAGGAATAGCGGTATCGCATTGTTTCAGGATCGCGGCTTTGTTCACCCCATCGGGTGATATAGGCCTTGCCCTCAATTGCGTCGCGTAAAGCACGGGCAACAGCGATCACGTCGGTCTCAGTATCGCCATAGACATCAACCTGCAGAGAATAGTGATCCGCATCTGGCCGATGGTTCAGATAATTTTCAGGGTTGCCCCCTATGTTTTGCCAGACTGCATAGGGGTAAACGATATTATCGTCCTGCATACCGAACGGATAAAGCCGCACGGGATTAGAGCCTAACAAATCCCTGACTGCCTGGCTGGCTGCGCAAACTGCGAATATTGGAGCAATCATACCGGAGTTCCTTTTTTAGCCGCCCGTCGCACAGCCCGATCAATGGACTTTTCCAGCTCCAAAGCAAAAACGTTAATCACATCGGCATCGACCCCATTCAGTGCAGGCCTAATTATTGGCCTCGCTGCAGCATGTTCTGTGCCGAATTCCAGGAATCGCCAGTACCAGGTATCCCCGCCGGGATTACCTTTATCTCCGGCAGTGTTATAACTTTTACCCGCCCTGCCTTTTCGGACGTTGGCCTTTGTATTGGCGTATTGCCTGGCTCCGCCCATCACCCCGACACGAAACGTTGGATCGCCGGTTCTGCGAAACGCCTTGCTGCTGAAGCTGACCACAATGTTTTTGTAGATAGCCTCTTTGGTGAGAGGATCATCAACCCGCGCGGCATTATTGCGCGCTCTGTCCCTGATGACGTTTGCCGCTTTACGCAGCGCTGCACGACCAGATTTATCGCGAGTGACCTGTGAGACGGCATCCAGTTTCCCCAGGACGGAATCGAGGCCGGTCAGGTTTACTTCCACGCCATCAGCCATCGTTAGCCCCCTCTGAACATGGTAGTGTCAGGTATTCCCTGCCGCTCCGGGGGTCAGGTAAAACGCCCTCAATGTTGTAGATGCGGCCACGAAACAGGATCCGATGTTTCCGGGTGACGCCCTCACGGTAACGAATCGTTATCCGGGTGGTAACCTCGCCCTGAGAGGCCTGGGCCGCAATAAACTCACGTGCGGATAAAGGAGCGACTTCGGCCCAAAGGGTTGCGACATCGCGCCAGGTATTAATTACGGCTCCCGTTGTCGGGTTCTGTTCTTTGACCGGTTCCTGCAGGGTGATCCTGTGACGCAATTTTCCGGCCTGCATATCACCCCCTGGGTTTCCCGCTCAGATAGGTTTGCTGCTCTGGCGCCTCATCGAGATCGCCGGCAAGCGACTGGATAATTACATCGGACAGGGCGACGTTAGACTCAGCCAGGCGGTTTATCGCTTCCGTCTGCTCTCGCTGTGCTACTGTTTGTTCTCTCAGCGCTGCTATCAGCGCGTTTACCAGTTGCTCGTTCATAGGCTATTTTCGTCCACTTTTTTAACCATTCACGCCGACGGAGACACCCTTCACAGGCCATAAATCACCTCAAAGTGGGATATATCGGTAGGGTTCAAGCAACGAAGTGAAGCCGAAGGGGATGCTCATTTTATTTACATCGGAAGCTTCTTCCCTGCTGTTGAACCAATGCCCAACAAGAAGCATCAGCGCCAGGAGGATATCGTCAGCAATTTTTAACCCGTCTGGATCGGTATCAGGCACAGAGTCTTCATACAGTTTCCGATTAATGAAGTTCTCTGCGCGACGCCGAGCAGCTGTGAAATACAGCGTCAGCAGTTCATCTTCGGTTGCATCGTCAATATCGATCCGACACTGCGCCCGCAACATCTCAATCGTTGTGCTCATGTATTTTCCCTGGCCCGCAGCGAACTGCGGGCATAAAAAAACCGCCGGAGCGGTGGAGGTTGAAGCTGATTATTGCCTTAGCCGCCAGATGCCGGTTTACCCACCAGCGCCTTAATCGCGCCGGTATCTTCCAGTACGCAGTCGAAGCGGTGGAAGGCCAGGAAGCCAGTCTGATCGTACTCTGCGTAACGCTCAACCAGCCGTTTCAGGGTCATGTAAGTGACGCGACGAACGATAAAGCGGTTAAAATCGCCGAAGTAGGCAAATTTGGCACCAGCCGCGATATCAGGAATAGCCTGGTCAACGACATACGGCACCTGCAGAACAGTAGCAGGTGCGCCACCGATAATGTTCGGTAACCAGAGCGGGCGGCCCTGTCCGTCCTCCATTTCCTCCACCAGCTGCAACGTTGCATCGTTAAAGGCCCAGCGCACCTTTGGACCGTTACGGTATGCCGGGTCGACAGAGTGCTTCAGTGCGTTCAGCTCTTTCCAGGTAAAGGTGGTCGCTGCTGCGGTATTTTTGGTGCCAGTTACCGACGCAGCCAGCCCTTTAGGCTGCAGCGGGGTGCCGGTGCCGGTCCCTAATACCAGATACTTCGCTTCACCACGTCCGATGCGAGTGGCGATACGCGCGGCCAGGAACGCCTCGATATCTACGCCTCTGTCCTGGAGCAGTTCATTGGATACGCGAATGATTTTAGAGGACAGTTTTTTAGCCCCCAGCGTTGCACCGCTGAAAGACACGTCTTCTTCACTGGTTTCAGTGTTTTCGCCCAGCAGTTCACCTTCTTCAGTGGTACCGTCAGAGGTTGCCCAGTCAATGTCCTGGCCGTTGGCGGTATTCAGAATTTGCGCCACACTGGCAATTCCACCGTAATCTTTCAGTGCTTCGACGATCTTATTGCGGAACTGGGTTGGTACGGTGTAACCCCCTTTTTCATCCGGCGTCGTGCCCTGAGCACGCAGCTCCTTTAAAGCCTGGCGTTCTTCAGCGCTCATCTCGCCAAGACCACGGCGCAAAAACGCATTAAACGCCGCAGCACGACGTTCGTTAGCCTGTGCTTCCGGGTTTGCTGGATCACGATTCTGCTGCTGGCGCAGTTCCGGCTCGTTTTCGTGGATATAGTCCTGATCCTGGCGGCGCAGTTCCTCTTCGCGTGCAATACGCTCATCAAGGGCGTCAAGCTCCGATTTTGCAGCGTTCCACTGAGTACGCTGTTCATCGGTCCAGGGGGTATCACCAATTTTGTCATGCAGGGCACGCATATCTTTGGCGATGGTGTTACGTTTTTGCTTCATTTCATGCAGTTTCATGATTTTTCCTTACGCATTAAGAAGGGTCAGCAGGCGCTCACGCGCCATTCGTTGATTAATGGCGTTCTTTAGCGCACCGCCGTCGCGCGCCTCCTGCCAGGCTTTCATCGATCGGACGCCGGAATCGGCCTCCTGATATGCGGGATAGGTCACCGGACTGACATCAAACAGCCGGGAAAACTTCGATATTTCACGAATAACTACCCCTTCGTCATCCTCGTACCAGTGCTCGCCATCACGGGCGACGCGAAAGGCAAAGGACGACTGGTTAATGTCACCGCGCAACATCGGTGCCAGAACCAGATCGCGGATAGTTTGCGTATCCGGCGCTGTAATGTCGTAACGCAGGCCGCGCTCATCGACAGACAGCGAAAGTGTTCCGGCGGCGCTGCGTCCGAGAATAAAATTGGGATCATGGTTAAACAGCCCACGCACATCATCATTCAGCACATCGTCAAAGGCTCCGGGCTTGATGATTTCACGGAATCCCCAGAGAGGTTCAGAGCGACTGTTAAACACCGATCCGTAACCCAGAATGCGGGTAGGTTCATCGGTGCGTTGTTCCGCGCGAACCTCCCCGCTATAGCAGCGCGTTTCACGGTCATTCATTGGTTTTTTCCTCGTCGGTTTTTGGCGCCTTAAAATCGTCTGCCGGGTTAGCCGCGTTAACGCTCACCAGCATTTCATCCAGGCCGTCTACCGGGTTCATATCTTCGAAGGCTCGCGCCTCGTTGCGGCTCATCCAGCCATCAGTGATCGCAAAGTGGTAGAACTGAGCACGCTCCTGCGGGGTTCCGCGTAGCAGGCCTGTCAGGTTAAATCGGACGTAATACCCGGCGGCCAGTTCTGCACGGGTAAACAAGCGGCGATTGAGTTCCTGCTCCCAGTTCGTCACCCACGGCATGATCGTGTAGCGGACAAACTGAATGGCCTGCTGCGTAATGTTTGAGAAAGTGGCTTTTTCGAGATCGTTAATCATGTGTGCCGGAACGTTGAATATTCCTGCAATCATCGACCGGTTCAGCTTCGACATATCAATGATCTGGGCATCAACCGGGGAAACGGTGAGCGCTTTGTAGTCCAGCTCTGCCGGGAGAAGCATCGTTTTATTCTCCTGGCTGCGCAAAGCGGCAGTGGCCTTTTGCCACATGCTTTTTAATCGCCCCCAACTTTCGTCGTTAAGCTGGTTTTTTACCGAAATAATGCCCGCTGGCCGCGCATTACCGTTGAAGAATGAACTGGTGTATGCCTGCCCGCTCATCCCCATACCGATTGTCTCGGCATGCTGCATGATTGGACTAAGCCCCATTTTCTGATTATTCCCCAGCGCCCGGATATGCACCATATCGTCAGGGTTGACGGCAAACGCCCCCTCTTCGTTGTAGACACCATAGGTGTAGCGGCCGCCTGTGTTAAGCAACGTTGTTTCCCAGGGCATACAGCATTCCAGCCCGGAAACTTCACCTCGACGGGAACGCTTCACCCAGGTGTAACCATTCCCCCAGCCCAAAATATGACGCTGTTTTAACTCACGCCACTTATAGCTGGTCTGCCACATATTCGGCTCATCGTGAACCAAGTAAAACACAGGGTGATCGCGGGCAGCTTCAACCTTGTTATTGGTTTTCCGCATAACATGCAGCGGCATCTGAGCGATATTCGAAGAGATAACGTAAATACAGGCATACACCGCAGCCAGCTTCATCGCCGTTTGCGGGCTGACAAATACGTCTCGGGCAAACACGTTATCGGTTTCAGCCGATTCACTCGTGATCGGCGTGGCCGGATTTTCCAGTGGTTCACTGCGAAAAAGAGCATCAAGCAGCATTATTCCCCCTCATTGCCGCTAACAGCGCATAAATGAGTAGCAGGGTTCCCGACATCATCAGAGACATCGCCAGACCGAACTGGAGATACACGCCTGCAGCAAGCGAACCGAACCCGGTAAGCCCGATAACATCAGTGATTAGAGTTTTCATAGAAGTAAAAGGTCTTCGTCAGGATCGATAGTGGACAGGAAGTCAACTTCACCACCACCGTTAACAAGCAAGCGACTCATCGCAATAAACATCGCGACAGGACCGTCAATTTTGTTTTCAGGCGTGGCCTTGTTGGGGAAAATATTCTCGTTTTTGTCTGGTTTGACGGTGACGTTTGACATCATCCATGTCATCACCGGATTGCCATCGTGATGAAAACGCCCGGCGTAAATTTTCGCCTCGACTTCCTTCATTGCTTCAGAAAGGTTTTTAACCGTCTGAGGGACTTCAACAATCGGTACGCCTTCAGCTGCTACCGACAAAGCAAACTGAGTGGCACTCCACGGATCGTATGCGAACTCGTTCAGCGAGTCGCCTCGCGCCCATTCGATCGTTTCCTCTTTAATTACTGCATGGTCGACGACATCGCCATCGGTAAACTCAAGGAATCCAGCGAGATTCCATTTTCTGTATAGGTCCGCCTGCTGCTTGGAACAGGCTTCCAGCCGACCTTCAGGTATCCAGAATCTGGAGCGGACATAGACATCGCCATTTGGAGCAAGCCAGACTTTAACTGCAGCTGAAATATCAATTTTGTTGGAAAGGTCAACGCCGAGCCACATTGACCAGTTGGCCGAAGTGGAGCCGTCCCAGTCGTCACGGCATTTTTCCCAGCGCGCCATATCCATCCATGCTTTTTCACCCTGCACCCAGATATTGAGGTGCTTGGTAAAAAAACCGACACGCGCCGCTACCTGCTCTTTCGCCTTTTTTGCCAGGCGGCGCATATCGTCCCAACGCTTACATATCCCCAGGCCGGGATTTGCTTTCGGCCAGTTTGCCTCGTCGAAAGGATCGTCCCCCTCATCCAGGGTATAAATCAGCGCAAAATAGCTGTCATCCTTAATTGAAAGCGGGTCAGGGTTATCAAAGTTCTTCAGAACCTTGATTGCATAATCACGTTGCTCGTAGCAGATACCTTCTTTATTAAAACCCGCAGTGGTGATTGCAAAAATAAGGGACTGCAGGCGCGCACCGGTCGCTGTTTCGAGAACTTCCCAGACGTCACGGGTTTTATGTGCGTGCAGTTCATCAACGATCCCGCAGTGAATATTAAGGCCGTCGAGGTTATTCGCATCACTGGCTACAGGTTCGAATTTTGAACCCGTCCGCTCCTGGTGAATATTCAACTTGTTACTACCAAACAACTGGCCCAGTGTTTTCGGAGCCAGCTTAATCATGCGCTTCGCATCATCAAACACGATGCGGGCCTGATCCCTGGTTGTTGCTGCGGAATAAACCTCAGAACCACCCTCACCGTCGGCACCAGTCATATAAAGCCCGATGCCAGACGAAAGCGTTGATTTTGCATTTTTACGCGCTACTTCGTCATAGGCGGTACGAAAGCGACGCACAAACATGGGGTCGCCATCGTCGTCAAGAATGCTTTCGAACGTTATTTCATCTATCAGCGGGACGACAAAGCCAAAAAGGTTAATCAGAATGAACGTGTGCCAGTCCATCAACTCGATCGGCTTGCCGGTCAAGTGCCCCTTCACATGGGGGACGAAGTTATAAAAATCGAGAACGTGCTGGGCGCGGCCTTCATCAAAATAAACACCGCGCTCCGGGCCGTGCTCTAAATCATGAAAGAACCGCTGGCACGCAAGACGCACCAGTTCGCCAGCAACGATATCGCCAGATACCACGCGCTCGGCGTAGCGGAATCCATCTGCAACGGTTGCCATTCATCATTTGCGCTTTTTAAGAATTCTTCCAGTGGGTCGGCTTCTGCCGGGCCATTTGCACCAACCTTTGATCGGCTGGCAGGTGTCATGCCGAATTCGCTCAGCATCGCTCTGATCCGTTTCCACGCATCAGCCTTCATGACTGCTGCAGGGTGCGGTTTTATCATTCTGATTTCCCGCTCCCCTCCTTCATCTGAATCATCTTCGCTGTAGACGGCATAGGTGTAACCTTCACGATCAAGAGTGTCGCAGTGATGCCGGTATTCAACATAGGCTTCTATCAACAACTCCAGCGCTTTAGCATCAAGCGTGGTCAACACGCCGACGGCATCAAGTTCCTCACCAATACGCTTGAACCAGTACTTACCCTGTTTATCGAAATGTTTCGGTATTGGGGGGACCCCTGACGGGGGTTTTGGCTCGTTCTTATTGATCGGGCGCTTGGATGGGTTCCCCTTCACTAAAGCCAGATGTGTCGGGGTTTTCGGTGGTCCTGGCATAATCGAAAACTCCTATTAATCATTGGATGGGGGACCCCAAAAAAAAGTTTTCTAACCTGCGGCGGTGTGAAAAAAGGTTAGGCGGCGGTCCTTTAGGCTTTTGCCGTCAGGGATTTGACCCCGCCCCCTCTGCCTCGCCTCATATGAGAATCGCTATCATTTGATGCGGTCGCGCCCGGTTTTCGTTCGATGGCAGGGCCAACACAGGCTTTCGAGGTTCGAATCATCATCGGTACCCCCATGAGCCTTAGCCTTGATGTGGTCAACGGTCTTTGCTGCGACAGCTCGCCCGCTGCGAAGGCAGTTCTGGCATAAATGGTTGTCGCGTTTCAGGATACGTGCACGCCTGATATCCCACTGACTACCGTAGCCACGCTCGTGCCGACTCTTTCCCTGTTGATACTGCTGCCATCCCTCATTGCGATGCTTCTCGCAATATCCTGAGCGGTCAGTGGTGGTGCCAGGGCATCCACGCTTGCGGCAAGCGCGGGGTATCAGCGCGGGCATCGCTCGATTCTCACATGACTAAAAAGGGTCTCGCGCTTAACCTCGCCATTCTCGGCAGTGAGGTCACCCTGGCTATCAAGCACTGCGGCAATCACTTCGCCTTTATCGCTATCAGCTGTGAAGACATGCTTAACTTCTACGCCATAAAGAAAGACAGCGTATTGCTCCATTCCAGGATTTACCTTCCTTCCAGGATCATCATCCAGAGCGGTTATTCTCATATGCATTTTCCTTTTAGACGTGGGCCTGTCGCACGGCAGAGCCGCCGAAAGTTAACGGTTTGCCCAAGCTCACAGCTGAAAGACTTTCTTTGATGTGCGCGAGCGATGCGCATAAAAAAGCCCCGCGATTGCAGGGCTGTATCTCATAAACTGAAAGTAAATGGATGAAACTATTTTTTTATGTTTTCGAAAGTGGCTTCTACCATTTTCTTTCCAAACTCACCCATATCTTTATACATAATCTTTAAAAAGTTAATTGTGTTTGACGCTGCACCTTCCAATTTCCATTTACATGCAATAAAATTACAATTAATTAAATTAAAAGGCTGCAATCCTTTATATACAATTTCGCAATTTTCAAAAACGCACTTTTCGAAATGGTTGCCATCCAGTTCGACGACAGTATTATTAAAAGTGCTTGAAATAAATTTATTCATGTTAATTCAAAGCCTTGCGTTGCATCAGTATCCTTGACATCATTACCGATCATTTTACCATTGGCCTGCATGAATCCTTTATCGTTGCTATAATCGCTTGGAGCATAAAGTGCAACATGATTAAAATTCAGCGTCAAAAAAAACACTATTACAAGCCCTGCCGGGAAAAACATTAAAAACCAAAGATATGTACTTTGTTGGGAATCATTAAGAAAAGGTAATACGAGGTTTGCAGAGACCTCTACTATCCCCGCAAAAATACCGATAATCGTTAACGGGTTTTTTATGTGGTTTATCGCGGACAACGCAGATCCCTCCTGAAATCATTTAGGGGGATTATATCAGCAACTAAATCAAAGAGCATCATCATAGGCGATAATTGAATTCCAGTTGTCATGCTTATCATTTTGGAATGGTGACGGCTGTTGGTTTCTGGCAGTTCGCCTGCCAAGCTTTGTTATGCGCCAGGATGTCGCGCTTGGTCTGCTTATCCAGCACGTCGATGTCGTGGTCGGTCAGGTAGATGATCCGCACCCAGCTGCAGGCCGTATCAACGACTACCGGGGCGGGTAAACTTTTCGCGCAGCTCCCGATCAACATCGTCATCAGGCATATGACTAACGGTTTGCTGTACATCGCTTGCCTCCTTCGTGACTTCTGCCTTACGTTCTGCTGCGGCGACGGTGGCGGCGGCATTCTCTTCGGTACGCTGCTGATCGGCTTTGGCTTGCGCCTTACTGGTCCCGCGAGCATGACCAATGCCGAACGCGCCAGCTATAGCACCCAGGATGACGACCACCAGACCAGCAATAATTTCGAAGCTCATTGCTGCGGCTCCTTCAGTTCGTCGGCCTTATCTTTCAATGCTGGCTGGCGCACGTATTGCGAAAGCACCGCCAGTACCACCAGCGCCGGGCTAATCAGTGCAACGATGTTTGGCGGCAGGAGGTTTTTAATATCCGGCGGCAGCATCGCCCAGGCGTGCAGCGCAGCATCCGGGAACGACTGCGCCCATACGCCAATCAGCGCGCCGATAGCTCCCAGCTTTACAGACCATGTTTTCAGCAGCAGGCTGGCATGGCCAACGAACTCCAGCCGGGTATATTTGCGCAGGAGTAACAGAACGAGCACAGCCACCAGCACGAGCAAAGCGAAAATGATCATCTTCACAGGACACGCTCCTTAACCCAGCCGTAGAGAAAATCCTCGTTGGCTTCGCGGCCCTCAGCTAGTTCGAGATATCTGGCGCCCTGGCTGCAGTTCAGCGCACGCAACAGAACCTGTTCACCCTCTTTCCCGCGGGCGGAAAGGTATCCCTTAAGCGCGGTGATGGTTCGGGGACCAATGGCGCCATCCGGAATCAGATCGGGATACAGCTTTCCGCGCATATTCATTGCGGTCAGCCAGCGCTGGAAAAACTTACTGGCTACAGATGGCCCCATGTTCACGCCAGTGTCGCAAAGCTCATCTGCCAGTAACGTAGATAGAGCTGCCACCTGGTCAAACCGGGGGCCGGTCCAGTAATCGCTCAGCAGGATTTGCTTTGCTGTTTCCCTGGGCAGGTTCCGCATATCACCGGTGTAGCCATGTGCACGGGCGGTGGTCTGCGTGATGCCCCAGCGGGTCGGCCCGCCTTTATCCGACGGATGATCGACATAACCACCCTCCTTGCCGAGGATCCCCTCGATAATCTGGTCTGCTGTCATTGTGCTTTCACTCCGGTGATTCGTTCCCAGAAATACGTGAGCGCTACGGAACCCATAGCACCACTGATACCGGCAGTGGCCAGTATCATGTATATACTCAGCCCACCTTCAATGCTGATGAGCCCACCAATGACCCCGGTAAAAGCCGAAACCACAATTTGCGCAAAAGCATTTATCCAGCTCCATTTTGCTTTGCCCTGCTTCACATCCATCAGGAATCGGACAAGGCCGCCCCAACCAGCAATGATCAGCAGAGCCAGCCAGGTGATTCCGGCCATGCTCTCTTTGTCTTGCATATGCTTTGCCATAGTTTCACCTCCGGGTTAACGGGGTGCTGTGTGAATAAAGGGGGCAGGCCCATCGGGCTGATTTAACAACGAGCCGTATCTATGATGGTTCCCGTGAGCCTGAAATGAAAAAGGCCACGTATTAGCGCAGCCCTTAAATGTTTTTGGTTAGTTGAAGTGCCTTAATCAGACGAAAAAAAGCCCGCTCAGAGGAACGGGCAGAAATGTAGGCAATACTGATTCTGTACCGGATCGAGACGTACCTAATAGTCCGAGCTACCGATTTACCAGGCGAGCGCTCGCTTTTTCCGTTACTGCCTTTTAAACATAGCTGGAGAAGCCGAAACGACAACCCCACTACCAAATAGCTTAGTGGCATTGCGTGGTGCCGGGTGCCTCCCGGTGAGCATGCCCCAGTCGGCATGGCCCGCGCTGCATTTACAGGTTCTGTAACTGACTGGTCGCCCCTCCGCATAGGGGGATTCACCACACCAGAAATTTAACATTCAGTCTTTCAGGTTTCAATACTCTGCTTGTCTGAGGTATCGGCTCACCATAACCGTCCAGCCTGATGTTATCAGCGTGTAGCGGCTTATTTTTCTCTTTGATAAAATTGATTCGCAAATGATTAAAACATCAACTGGTGCATAATATGAGTAAGTACTCAGACCTTTTACAGGTAATCAAGTCACGGGTTTGCCAAAATAACAACTTCCCCCAAACATTACTGGCAGACTCACACAGTTACAGAACCAGACAGGTTTGGTACCGAATAGGACAAATATTCACTCTTGAATGTATTCTCGATGAGTACAGGAAACATTTTTCATCGGATTATTATTATCTTGATAACGATAAGGCTCTTCATCACCTTATCTTCGAAATGACCAAGTGGAAACCTGAAGAGATTAGAAGACTCTCGCTAAACGACTGTCTCTTTATCATTGCCAGTCAACTAAAGCCCAGTTATATGTCAGAAGATGCTGCCGCTGTCCTGGCGTCACTCAATCTGCCGCCTGGCCACTATCCTGTTGAGGATTTTCCACAAGAGGACTGGGATCCCAGGGAAAACTCAGCATTCCTTCAAAGCTACCAGTAGCGACTCGCCCAATCTCCGCAGAGATCTGACTCAGCCGCTCCTCAAGAGCGGCTTTTTCTGCTATCAGACGGTTGAAGTGGGCAAGATAGATTTTCTGTTGCCCAAGCCAGTCTTCAAGCTGTTGAGTGGTCATGCCCGGGTTAAAAAAATATGGTTGCTGCATAGCTTCCCCTAGATAAGTTACGCATTGTGATAGGGATTCGCTTCAGACGCTGGCCCCTCTGCCGTTCTGGTGATGGTTGACGGAATCGAACCGCTGACATCCTGCTTACAAGGCAGGCGCTCTACCTTCTGAGCTAAACCAGCAATCTGGTTCAGGGCTCTGCGCAGAGGGCTTTAACGTATCGTGCAGCACGTCTCTACCCAAGAGCCCTGACCGGAGTGCAGAAATGACAAAGCCCAAGGGGGTTAGCCTTGGGCCTTTAATTTATTTCATGCTGCTCAGTTCGCTTTAACGTCCCGAGCCTATCACAATTCAAGCAGTTTCTGGCTCACTTTGCAAGTAAAATCTGTCGCCATTTGTGCCGAATGCGTCACACATTGGTGCGTACAGCATCGATTCTGCCAAACTAAGCCACGTATCAACTCTGCGTCTACAGGTCATAAAGCACCAGTCGGGATGCTTTTCATAGAGCTCTTCCGCTATGCGGCGTTTGCTCTTCCGTAACCGGTAATGCTCCACCAGCAGGTGATACAGCTCTTTGTGACCACCTGTAATAAGGACTGCCCCCAGTACCTTATCAATCAGCAGTCCTTCATCGTCTGTACAGAAGGCCAGGCCGCTTTTGTTTTTCCCCGCGAGTATTTCACAAAAAAATGCCTCAAGCTCTGGCTTCGAGATGCCAGACTTCTTCATCCGGCGTAATGCTTCGTTGATGGCTGTTTTAGTGACTTTCCCGGAAGCCAGTAACTGGTTAAACATATTGCCGCCACTACCGCCGCCGATGTAAGACCAGCGGCCCCACATGCGCAGCTTCCCTTGAATCCAGATGGCCTCCAGCGTTTTCAGCCTGACCATTTCACCAGCTTTTCCAACCTCGGACGGGTTAATCATTATGCGTTCTCCACTATGCCAGCACGCCAATTGCCAGCGAACGATCCAGAAATCGAAACAGCAGCTCCAGCTGTGAGCCGTGCTTCTCCTCAAATGCCACGGTGTCAGCGTGCAACTCGTCGTGATGCGCTCTGCAAAGCGGCAACACAAACAGGTCATGCGCTTTTGTTCCCATTCCACCTTGTCCGTGGCCTATCAGGTGATGGGGATCATCTGCTGGTTTGTTACAGCAGACACACTGCTGGGACTTAACCCAGCGCGTCCAGCTCTCGTTTACCCAGCGGCGGCGTTTTGGTCGCAGCATGAATGATTCCGGCGTTTCAGGATCTACGCGAAGACCGAGAATCTTTTTCTGCACCACTTCGCTCGCCGCTGGCTCCGGCACAATATCGCTCTCCTTCGTCACTGGTTGATGCTTTATTTCCGGCAATCGCAGGGCTTTACGGGCCAGCGATTCAGGGATTACGTGCGCCAGATTGTTTATCACCAGCCACCAGCACAACTCCGGGATCGTCAGTTGATGGTCTTCGTTGAACCCCAGCTGTGAGCGGATGACCGTTATCAGCCAGGATACCAGGTTCCCACGCGCAATGCCTGCCAGCGTCTCTGTGTACTGATCACGCAGCAGATTATCGCAGGCCCAGCAAAGGCGGATGCTGCCAGGCTCATGCCGGAACAGCGTAAAATTTTCGCTGTGCCATGAGCCGTGGGGATACTGGCATTCAAAATGACGCTCCAGCTCGGCCTCCAGCGAGCTGATACCACCCGCGCGCAGAATGACGTCTTTGTTTTCGAATACTGGCTTCAAAACCGGGTCTTCTGCCAGTGGCTGCGTGGCGGGAGGGATGGCGCCGGTTGCGTAGTCGCTGTATTTTTCCGGTGCAGGCTCAATCAGTACCCGTCCTCTCCTGAACATCGGCATGAGATCAGCACCTGGGCGAAGAAGAACAACGCCCATACGTGGGGCAATCTCAGGGGTTAGTAGTGCTCTCATATCATCTCCACGTCAGGCAACTGCACGAAAACGTCGGATGGTGATTTCTACTTTCCCTTTCTTCACGATGTTCCCCCACTCCACCAG